GCGGTTCGATGCGGCCGATATGTTCCGCACCGATACGGCAATCACGGCGGCGCTGGCGGCTGGCGGCAATTATCAGATGGGCGCGTTTCAGCACGCCACCCGCCGCGCGCCGATTGGCAGCCGTATTGTGCAGTCATTCGGGGGCCGGAATGAGCGGGCCGAACGGATTGCGCGGGACCTGGGCGCGCGGCTAGTGACTGAGGTGGTGGACGATACCCGCGTGTTGATTGCCCAGACGATCCGGGCTGGGCTGGAGGCTGGTGCGGGGCCGCTGCGTACCGCACTGGACATTGGCGGGCGCGTGGTAAACGGCACGCGGCAAGGCGGTCTGGTGGGGCTGCACAGCACGCAGGCGGAGTATGTGCAGAATATGCGTGGTGAACTGACCGACCCCGACCGCATGGCAAACTATTTCACGCGCACGCGGCGCGACAAACGCTTTGACGGGATCGTGCGCCGGGCCATTGCGGACGGCAAGCCTGTTGCGCAGGCAGACATTGACCGGATGGCGGCGCGGTATTCCGACAGGCTGTTGCGGCAACGCGGTGAGCGTATCGCCCGCACCGAAACGCTCAAGGCGCTGAACGCCGGACGGCAAGAGGCGCTCGATCAGTTGATTGAGAACCCGAACAACGATGTTCAGGCGCAGGATGTGGTTAGGGCTTGGGATTCGACGGGTGACGGCAAGACGCGCGAAACACACGCTGCAGCGGACAAGCAGGACCCTGTTCCGCAGGGCGTGCCGTTTATTGTGGGCGGCTACTCAATGATGTATCCCGGCGACACATCCATGGGTGCGCCACCCAGCGAAACCGTGAATTGCTTTCACCCCGACACAATGGTTTTTCTAGCGGGACTTAAGAGCGGAGTAAGTCGCCATTACGTCGGCCAAATGGTCAATCTGTCTCTCGGTGGTCCAGTCAACCTGACCGTCACCCCTAACCACCCGATACTTACCCGCAGGGGATGGGTCGCTGCTGGTCTCTTGGTAGAAGGCGACGACTTGATTTACAGCAGATTCAGTGATGACGGGCCAGTGTGGGCCGGTCTGAACGTAAATAACGGATATGCCTCTGCTGAGGAGCTTTACAATGCGGGTGGCCGTTTGCGTAGTGTTGGCGGGCCTGGAAGTGTAGTTATGGACTTCCACGGCGAGATGGTCGCAGAGAATGTCAATGTTGTAACCTTCGACGGCAGCTTGGGGAACCGGATGGAGGCCCTTGGCGGTCAACTTTTCGGTGAGATCGCTTTCGCCGACACCGACGTAATCAAGGGAGACTTGCTTGCGTCGAGAATTTGCAGCCTGCGTCGGGGTGTGTCTTCCGATCTTTCGGATTGCATCGTGAGCAGCAGCGGCCCTACCGCAGCGTTCGGCTTCGGTCATCATCGCAGCAGCTCGACGGTTGCCTTCGGAAACGTCAAACTTGGCAATCCCGAGTTCATCCATAATGGTCAAGATCATCCCCCTAGACGATCCGATCAGCTTGGCAATGGAATTGGTGGAATGGCCGATGTCAATCAGGCGCTTAACCTCGGCATGGTTACTCTTTCGGATGATGGCCCACCTGTCTCCGATGGTTCCTTCGAGTTCAGAAATTGCACTTCTGTCGAGACGTTTCATTATGGTGGTCCTGTTTACAATTTTGAAAGTGCCAACAACCTACTACTTTGCAACGGCATAGTCAACCATAATTGCCGATGCTATTCTGACATCCGCATCGACTTCTTTGCGAGGCTGGAATAATGGTAGACTATACCTTTGCAACTTTGGACCAGTGGACGAAAAAGGAGCAACGCCGCACTGACGCCGTGCTGAAAGACGCAACGCAATCTGTCATTGCAGTGGCGCAAACCTCAAGGGACCATGGGGGGCGGATGCCAGTCATCACAAACAAGCTGAGGGGCAGTCTTCAATCGTCAATCGCTGGCGGAGCGTCCGGTGAAGGTGAAAAGTCACACATTCTGGTTGCACCGTTAATGAAAGGTGGTGATCTGGCAACATTCACTTGGACAGCCGAGTATGCGGCGGCAGTCAACAATGGCAACCGAGGCCGCCCTGGCGCGCACTTTGTCGAGGGTGCCGTCGATCAATGGCCCGCGATTGTGCGGGCATCTATTGCAAAAGCAAAGGCGAGGGTCGGATGACCGAAGAACAGATCGCCACCGCCCTGCGCACCCGTCTTGCCGCCACAGCATCCGCGCCGCCTATCGTATGGGGTGCCAATGCGTCCGGCGTATGGGACGCAGCCGCGTTGCAATACGTCACGCCTGAGCCGCCTTTCTGGCTGGCGTATCAGGTCAAAACACCGCCCGAACGCATGGGTGTAGGCGACTGGCACATCTACGTCGGGCGGCTTGTCGTGGCGGTCATGGTGACTGAAGGCACCTTTGAAGGCGAGTCAAGCGCACAGGCTCATCGGATTATTGACCAATTCCCCCCGAATATGATACTGACTGCCGGAGATGGCCGGGTTCAAATAATGGCGGTTGGCTATGCAGATGATGGCGCAATGGATGGCGCTTATTTTCGGACCAACGTTCATATTCGTTATCAGGCTCAGGAGTAAGGCATGAAGAAACCCAAACCCACGAAAGTCATTTTGACCAACGGCAATCCGCTCAACGGCAAGATCGGCGCGATTGCTACCCCGTTTGAAACCGACGCTCACGAATGGCTGGCCAATGGTTGGCAGCGCAAGACTGAAACCCCAGCCCAAGGAGGCGACGACAAATGACACAGAACTTTATTGGCCAAACCATCTACGTTGCGGAGGCGTATCCCACTGCAAACACGTCAGCGGCATTCGAGTCCCTGACATGGGTAAAAGTGCAAGGTCTGATTACCCTGCCGCAGCTTGGCGTCACGCATTCAATGATTGACGTGCCCGACTTGCAAACGGGCTTTACCAGTGCCGTAAAGGGCGCGGGTCAGGGTGTGGACACCACTGCGACGTTCCGAAATGTGGCGTCAGATGCCGGGCAAGAGGACATCAAGGCTGCGGCTGACAGCCAAGCGGGCATTCTGTCCGTCAAGATCGTGGACGGGTCCGGCACTGCGCAAGCCCCTGTTAGTGGCGATCCGGTTCTTTACGCTCAGGGCATTGCGCACAGTCACCAGCCTAATCAGGGTGACAACGCATCTTATGAGGGCTTTTCGGTCGGGTTCCGCCAGAACGCGCCGACGATTGTGGCGACCGAGCCTGCGTAATCCTGCCTCGGCAGGACGGGGGCGTGTGGACTGGTTGACCCGCGCCCCCACTTTCAACCACAACCAAAGGACATAAACCATGGATATGAACAAGCTCAATTCCCGGCAACTGCAAGAGGATGGCGTTTTCGTGCCGCTTTGCGATCAATACAGCGGAGAACCTATCGACACTGGCAAAGATGCGCCGGGATTTCTTGTGCGAGGCATTGCAGCCCGGTCGGTGCAGATGCGACTTGCTGAGGCAGCGCTTGCGGCCAAGCAGGCAAAGAAATCCGGCAAGACTGACGAAAAAGTTACCATCGCAGTCCTGGAAAAAATGCACGCCACACAGATTGACGCGGCGATGAAATATATCATTGAAGCGCGCAACATGACTATCGGAGACGATCCGGTAAAAACGCCGGAGCAAATTCGCGCCGTGTTGGATATGACGTTCCCCGACATGCAGGTTGCAAAAGACGACGCGGGCAAACCTGTGCTGACGACGATGAAAGACGATGACGGCAAAGACATGATGGTTCCGAAGTTTGAAATGGTCGGCGTTACCTATGCAGGGCAGGTCATTGAGGCGGCGGAGAACCAGCGCGCTTTTTTGGACAAACAGGCGACTGGTTAACACTGGCCGCGCATCAGGCCGGTTGGCTATCAAGCGCGATTGAACACAAGGACGGACGGCCCATGGTATCACGTGCGAAACAATACGAAGACGCGGGCCGTCCAGTGCCATACGTGCCGGTTCAGGCGTGCGGATATTTTCTTGAAGCGCTGATTGAGGCGGGGCCACTGAAGTCTGACGGGATGGGCAACCGCGTGCCGTTAGATTGGCTGGACATTAAAGCATTTGCGGACATGACCGGGGCCGTGACAGAGGCGTGGGAGGCGTCTATATTGCGGCGTATGAGTATCGCATTCGCCAACGGGCTGCATGAGGGCAAGAGCGCGTTCAGCATCGCGCCCGTGGATAGGGAGCCCGTTACATGAGCACAGACATGGCCTCTGTTGGTCTCAGGGTTGATAGCCGACAAGTGCGGACAGCCAGCGGTGATCTGGATCGCTTTGCGCGCTCTGGTGATAAGGCCGGCAGGTCTGCAAATCGTGCGACTTCCGCTTTTTCAGCCATGGGGAAAGGTATGGCCGTCGCGGCTGCAAGCGCACTGGCCGCCGTGGTCAGCATCGCCGCGCTGAGTTCACAGTTGAACCGCTTTATTGACGCAACGGTGACGAATGAGAAAGCCCAGGCGCAGCTTGGCGCGGCGATCCTTTCGACCGGGGGTGCGGCGGGTCGAACGGTTGCGCAACTGAACGAACACGCCGCGGCACTGCAAAAAATCACCAATTTCGGGGATGAAGCGACGAACGCTATGCAGGGTGTGTTGTTGACGTTCACGCAGATTAAGGGCGACCAGTTTGACGCGGCGACGGTGGCAATTCAAAACGTCGCAACCGCGATGAACCAAGACCTTACGGCTGCGGCTTTGCAAGTGGGCAAGGCGTTGAACGATCCGGTTCAGGGTATGACGGCGCTCGGGCGGTCAGGTATCACCTTCACCGAAGCGCAAAAGGATATGGTCAAAGAGATGGTTGCGGCCAACGATATTATTGGCGCACAAACGCTGATATTGGCCGAGTTGGAAACACAGTTTGGCGGGTCTGCTGAGGCGGCGCGGGATACGCTTGGCGGCGCGTTAGGTTCGCTGCGCAACGCCTTTGGCGATTTGTTCGAGTTGTCCGGGCCGGGGTCTGAAAACTTGCGCGCTTCCATTGAGCGTCTCACGGCGGCGGTGGCCAATCCGGCGTTCTTCGCGGCGGTGCAGTCTATCGGCACGGGGCTGTTTGCGGCGGCTGAGATGGGTGTAAATGCGCTGACGATGCTGCTGCCAGTTATTACAGCCGTGGTCGAAAACATCGACGTTATTGGATACAGCGCGGGCATTGCTGCTGCGGTCTTTGCAGGGTCATATGTTGCGGCGATGGGCGCTGCGGCGGTCGCCAGTTTTTCTCTGACCGGCGCGCTCGCGGTCCTGAAGACGGCGCTGATAAGCACAGGCATCGGCGCGTTGATCGTTGGCGCAGGGTATCTGGTCGCAATGTTTGGGCGGCTGGTTAAAGCGGCGGGAGGGTTTGGCGAGGCGCTTGGCATTCTAAAAGACGTTGCGCTTGAGGTATGGGAGCGGATCGGGCTTGGCGTTGATTTTGTAGCGAAATCTATCGCCGTTATGTCTGCCAGTGCTCAAGCATTCTTTATCGGCGCCGTTCGCAAAATGGCGGGCGCGTTTGTAGAGTTTACTTGGACAGTTGCCGACGGCCTCAACAGCCTATTCGGAACAAGCCTGCAAGGCGCAAGCGCAGTCATAACTCAAGAGTTGGCGGTAGCCCAAGTCGCAGCCGAGAACTTATTGGCGGCATCTACAGCCGCTGCGAATGCCGCAAAAGACGGCTTTTCTGCACCTTTAAAGTCGATTCAGGCGTTGCGAGACGTAATGACGGAAAGCGCAGATGCTACAGAGGACGCGACCGCTGAAGCAGAGGCGATGAATGCGGCGCTGGAAGATATCGGAGGCGACGGCACAACCGGATCGGGCGGCGGATCGGCGGGCAAGGCTGCGGCTGCAATCGAAGAAGCCACTACGTTCGCGGGCGGGTTTGCTGAGGCGATGGCAGACGGCACGAAATCAGCCGTAGAAATGGGCCGCGAGTTGGGCGGGTCACTGTTGAGCGGGATCGGCAGCGTGTCGGACGCATTCGGTGATTTTATCATGCGCGGGTTTACCGACTTCAAGGGGTTCGTGGCCAG